CCCCACGCGACGAACCTATCAAGCCCCTCTCCCCCGAGGAGGTTGAGATTGCCGTCGCTAACTACCACGCGCAGACCCTTAGCAAGCTCTTCGCATTCCTCAACGCTACCAGCCTCCCTCTCACCACTACTACCACCAATGAAAAAGAAGACTTCAACCCCCGCCACAACTAACGAGGCTCCCCGGCTGCTCCCTGCCGCCCACCGCTACGTCCTCCTAAGGGACGGCGGCATCGCTAGGCGCATCCGCTCGTACAACATATGCGGAACCGATTATTACACTGTCACTATCAACGGCAACCCGCAGCGCATCAAGGCAGCCGTGCTCGCCGCTTACCTCTCCCAACCCAGCAACTAACATGACTAAAACGACTGCCGCCAACATCCACGCCGCCTTTGCCGCGGCCCTCGCCGACATGACCAGCCCGACCGCTAACAAGGTTAACCCTGCGTTCAAGTCCAAGTACGCCACGCTCGACCACATCCTCGACCACATCCGTCCTATCCTTGCCAAGCACGGGCTCGCCCTCACGCAGTCCGTCCACAGCGAGGAAGGCCGGGTCGGAGTCCTTACGCGGATCGTCGGGCAGGACGGCTTCCTCGACCTCGGGAGCATCACCATCGCCACCAAGCCCGAGACGAACGCCCAGCAGGTCGGCGGTATACTGACCTACCTTCGCCGGCAATCCATCCAGGCATCCCTTGGCATCGCAACTGACCTCGACGACGATGGCAACAACGCTGCGTCAATCGCCCCCGCAGCTAAGACTTGGACACCCCGCGCATGAAGACCTACACCCCCACCGAGTTCGCCATGCCTAGGGTAGTAGGGCTCGCTGTCCATAATTCTGTCAGGCGTACCGAGGCCCGCGTAGCCGACTTAGACAAGCGCGAGGTCTACCCCACCCCGCCCGAGGTTCGCTCCTACTGCCTCTTCGGGGTCAACCCCGACTGTTCAGTGGTTCCGCTCGCATCGGGCGACACTGCTTCCGATATGAAGACTATCGTTACCAAGCCCAACCTTGCCCTCCTAGGGAAGAAGTACGGCCTGATCGGGTTTGTCTACGCCAAGACCCCAAGGGCTATTAAGGAGTACGACACCCTAAGCCTGCCGGCAATGAAAGGGGGACTCAAATGAAAGTCGTCATCCTAGGCGAGCACCAGGGCGACGGCATCCGCTACTCCATGCACCTGTCGGCTCCTGCCGGAGGCGCGGCGCAGATGCTACGCGATCCCGCTGGCAACTGGGTAGGCTACGCTGAGTACGCTGCCTTACAGGCCGAGTTCGAGAAGCTGAAGACGGAGCGTGACCATTACCAGTGGGCCTCGATTAATGACGGCATCGCCTGTAACGAGCGAGCCAGGGAAAACCAAGACCTAGAGAATCAGATCGGTGAGCTCAAGGCCGAGAACGAGCGTCTCCGCAAGGCAGGGGATGCAATGGTTGAAATTGTGCATGGCACTTATTGCGTTACGCCTCCGCAAGCCCTTATCGATTGGAACGCCGCCAAGGAGACCCGGCCATGAGCCGAGGACGCAAGCCCAAGCGCGGCCTCTACTGGGGAGCCAAGTTGCAATGCCACAAGTGCCAGGTGGTCATTCAGTCAGCCCACGTCCACGACTGGGTGGCCTGTAAATGCCCCCACGAGACAGGCATCTGGGTCGATGGCGGCTCCGAGTACTTCCGAGGAGGCGCGGCCGAAGGTACGGCATTTCAAATCCTTGACCCCGGCAACTATCAGTCGGGTCAGAAGTTCCGTTTTTGAACATTTACATTGCAACATCCTTACATCGTCAATACACCCACCTTATGAGTCACGCTGCCGACCGCCCCGCCTCTCGCCTAGCCGCAACCCTTGAGCGTATGAAGTTGCACGCCTCCGATCACATGAGCCCCGACGACCTTGCCGCCTTCGGTCGTACCATTGACAAGGCTAATACCGCCCTTGTCGCTGACTCAATCCTTGCCGCCATTAAGACCGAGGACGCTCACCACATCGCCGCCCGCATCGAGGCTGTCACCACTCAAGCAAACGCCCTCCTAGTGACCGCAGAGTACTTCTGCCACCTTGCCCAGGACTTGCGCCGCGACCTCGACCTCCTCCGCGAGGCCACCGAAGGAAGCGACGATACCGAGTACTAATTTCCCAACCCCCAAACATACATACCAATGCCTGCCCCCACGACCCGCGAAGAATACAACGCCCTGCCCGGCTTATCTTATAGCGGCATGAAAGAGCTCCTGCGCTCTCCTGCCCACTATCAGCATTGGCTCGCCAACCCCCGCCCCGACTCCAAGGCCTTCCGCATCGGTCGCGCCACGCACTGCGCCTTCCTCACCCCAGACCTCTGGGCGACCTCCTACAAGGCCATCCCCGAGTGCGATCGGCGCACCAAGGAAGGCAAGGCCGTCCACGAGGCTTTCATGTCCTCCCTCAAGCCCGGCGACGAAGCCCTCGCGTTTGACGAGTACGAGCTCGTGACCGAGATTGCCCAAGCCGCCTCCCGCATCGCTGACAACCTCATTTACCGAACAGGTGCATGGGTCGAGAAGCCGCTCCTAGGCAAGGACAAGACCACCGCGCTCAAGGGTATCCCAGACCTTATCGACGCAGAGGGCTGGGTCTACGACTTGAAGACCACCGACGATGCGTCCGAGCGTGCCTTTAGCCGTACCATCATTAACTACGGCTACCACATCCAAGCCGCCCATTACCTCACCCTTGCAGGGTGCAACCGCTCCGACATCCGCGGCTTCCGCATCGTCGCTGTCGAGAAGGATGCTCCGCACGAGGGATGCGTCTACGAGATTGCGGGCGACCTCCTAGAGCAGGGCCGCAAGGAATGCGAGCGAGCCTATTCCCTTTACGACCGATGCATGGCCTCGGGCAACTGGCCCGGCCTCGCCCCTCTGAACGCTGACGGCGACCGAGCCATAATCAAGTTGACCGACCTGCCCTGGGCAAAGAAAGCCGCCGACGGCAGCGCCATCGCTATTACCTTCTGACTCCCCCCAACACATACACACATGGAAAACAAATACAGCGACCGCCCTCCCCTCAACTTCAACCCCGCCGAGGGTGAGTACACCTTCAAGGTGTCTATGCCGAAGGAGAAGGATGTTAAGAAGTCCTCCACCGGCACACCGATCGTCAAGGTCGGCTTGGTCTCCGACTGCGGTGCATACGTCAAGGCCGTCTTCTTTGGCTCGCCCAAGGCCCTGCCCCGCGTCGCTGAGTTCATTGGCGCAGCCACTGGCACCCGCCCCTCCACCGCCGCCGTTAAGGACGAGTTGACCCTCGCTGACTTGGTCGCCACCGCCTCGGGCAAGCACATCAAGGCGACTGTCAAACTTGGGAAGGCTCGTGAGTACAACGGCAAGACCTATCAGGACTACGACGTGACCGACTTCAAGGCACCCTTCTGATGCCATGGAACTCTTCCTCATCGGGCTTGTTGCTGGTCTCGCCCTGGCTGTCGTCGCGTACTTCATCATCGAGGAGAACGGCAACTGATGAAACGCCCAACTGTCTTCCTCATCTGCGGGTACGCCCGTACGGGGAAGGATACGCTAGGAGCCGCCCTGCTCGACTACCTGCCCGGCTCCCGCAAGGTGGCATTTGCTGACACCCTCAAGGCCGCCGGCAATCTGTTCCTTGAGCGTCTCAACCTCCACGATCGTGCAGACCTCACGCTCGACGCTGACAAGGCGAAGTACCGCGAGTTCCTAGTGGCAGGGGGCAAGATGGGTCGAAGCATAGACCCCGACGTGTTCGCCCGTGCCGCCGCCACAATGGCATCACACGCCCTCTTGGCTGGCCGCTGCGTCATCATCCCCGACTGGAGGTACACTAACGAGCTCATCGCCGTACAGACCGCCTGTGCGCCGCATAAGGTCGTCACCATCCGACTCCACCGCGAGAGCACCGGCCCCGCTAACTCCGAGGAGGCCGTTAACATGGCAGCCATCGAGGACACCTGCCGCGTAGACCACGAAGCGTCCTACCGCTCGGGCGAGACCGCAGCCATCCGCGACCTAGCGTTCATCATCGCCTCGCAGGTAGCCGACATCCAAGCCGCCTAACATGGGCCGATTATCCCGCAGCGCATCCTCCGCACGCCGCGCCGAGGCTATGCTTCTTCTATCTCAGAACGTCAAACTAGGCGACATGGCTACCCTGTGGGGGCTGACCGAAGGAGGTGCCCGCGCCTACATCCGCCGCCTGTCTGACCCTGTCGCGTCTGCGACCCCGCTACGCTCGACCCCTAGCAACCCGAATTACGGGCGGTACAAGATGTACGGCAACGAGCCTGCGTGGCAAAACGCAGACCCTTCGACCCTTAGCCCCGAACACAAAGCGTACGCATTGCTGATGGACATTAAGCCGTCCCGCTACGCTTGGCTCCTGCAATGCCCTAGAGGTGGCAACGCTGGCGGCGACAAAAAGAACCGCTCACTAAGATGAGCGCCCACCCCTGCGAGATTTGCAAGGGGGCTTGCTGCGAGTCATTAGTCTTTCCCACCCCCGAGCTCGGCGATCAGCGCGAGTTCATGGAGGCCCGGGGTACACCCTTTCCCGTTTGGGGCTACACCGAGGTCGAGTCCCGTTGCAAGAACCTCACCACCTGCGGCTCCTGCGGCATACACGCCGACCGCCCCAAGATATGCGCCGACTACAAGGTCGGTGGCTTGCTCTGCCTTCTCACTATCGACCGCCGACGAGACGGCGACCAGAGAGCGCACATCCTGGCAGCCATTAACCTCCACACCCAATACCCCGAAGCATGAACCATAAACCATACGCACCTAGGCCACCAGTAGACCTAGCCTGCCCTGCCATCGTCCGCAACTGGCAGAGATTCCTTGTGGTCGGCTGCATACACTCGACCAGGGCCTGTCCGATTGCCGTCCAGTCCATCGTAGACTTCATCCTCCGTTGGAAGCCCGGCGTGGTAGTAGTCAATGGCGACCTGCTAGACCTCGAAGCGTTTATGGGCTCGGTCAAGGACAGGGACGGAGTCGAGCCTGTCGCCGATGACGTAGACGAGGGCATCCGCATTCTTAACCTCATCGCCGACGCGTGCCTAGCGGCAGGGGCTCACCTCGTCTTTAACGAAGGCAACCACGAGGCGCGGCTTTGGCGAGCAATCTCCAGCAACAACGAGACCGCCGCCTTTGCCGCCTTCCGCATCCAGTCCGACATGAAGCAGGTCGTACGCCGTGCCGGCGGGACGTACGTTGAATACCGAGGCATCTGGACAGGCTACCTCCTAGGCTCGACGCTCCTTGTCACGCACGGGTCGGTCTTTAACGTTAACGCAGCCCGAGACATGGCAACGGCGTACGCACGCGGGGGAATCTCGACTGTTATCTTTAACCATACACACTCACCCGGCTGGGCGATCGGCAACCGCGACGACTCCCCTATGGGCATTAACGCTGGCACCCTCCAGCGCCGAGCCTCGCCCCTAGCCTCCTTCGCAGACAACCGCCTAAAGACCTTTAGTTGGATGCCAGGCTGCGCCTTCGGAGAGTTCGCCGACGACGTGGCCGTGCCGTCCTTGTACGTTCACCCCCTCACCCTCGAAGGCCAGCCTTGGCGCTTACCATGCTAAACGAACATCGCCCAGCGACTAAGGAACTCCTTGCCATGCTAAGGGGGGCTCATGTCGATGTCGTGCCGCCAGGCTGGTACTCGGCACGCGAGATCCGTCTGAAGCTCCGCCTGTCCCAAGGGTACGTTAACCAAGCCATACGCCGCATGATGGAGACTGGCAAAATAACTGAGACCAAACCCTTCAAGGTTACGCACGCCACCCGAGGCCCGACCGCCGTCCCGCATTACCGCTTCACTCCCGAGGCCCTAACCGCGTTAGGCTTGACGGAGGAGCGACCCTAGACCAAACACCTCCCGACCCCGTACCATGCCTGCCCCCATCGACTCCACCACACTGGAGGCCGAGCGACGACTCATCGCCTCAGCCTTTGTAGACGACCACTGGCTAGCCGCCGCCCGCCGCGACCTACGCCCCGACCACTTCGCCGATCCTAAGCATCAAACGCTGTGGCAGGCTATCCTCGACACGACAGGCGAGCACGCCACGGACACCGCAGACGAGATAAGCGTCACCGCCTGGCTGACCCAGCATAAGCGCCTAGAGCAAATCACCGCGTCCGACCTCTCTGGCATCACATCCCTAGTCCTATTCCCAACCCCTGCGACCCATCGCTGGCAGGAGCAGGTCATCACTAGTCACAAGACCCGCGAGATAGCCCGTGCCGCCGCCCTGCTCGTTTCCAAAGCCGAGAGCGGAGCCTTCACCATTGACGAGCTCGGGCAGGAGGCTAACCGCATTGCGGCCCTATCGACCCCAGAGCGTAAGAAGGGCGACACCGGGCCGCATCGCTTCGACTGGGGCGACCTCTTAACCTTTGACCGCGCCGACGACCCTACCGCCGTCCTAGGCAACCGCTGGCTCTGCCGTGGCGGGTCGTGCCTCCTCGTCGCCCAGACAGGGGCAGGGAAGTCTGCCCTCACCACACAGGCCGCAATGACTTGGGCTCTAGGCCGTGACTTCTTCGGCATCACCTCTAAACGCGGGCCGCTTCGCTCGCTCGTAATCCAGTCCGAGAACGACCTCGGGGACGTGGCTGAGAGCGTCCAAGGCACCCTAGCGGGTCTAGAGATTGGGTCGTCCTCCCAACTCGCCCAGGACATCGGCAGCAAGGTCGCTTACTACCGCGAGGCCGTCCGCACGGGAGAGGACTTCGGCAAGTTACTTCGTGAGTTAGTCCTAGCCCACAAGGCCGACTTGGTCTTCGTTGACCCCCTGCTAGGGTTCGCCGGCATCGACATCGCCGACCAAGAACAGGCCAGTCACTTCCTGCGGCACATCATCCAGCCCGTCCTCACCGAGACAGGGGTCATCCTGTTTAGCATACACCACACGACTAAACCTAAGCCCAAGGCCGAGCAGACTGGGGCAACCTCGGGCGACCTGTCCTACCTTGGCGCTGGATCGGCTGAGTTAGCCAACTGGCACCGGGCAGTCATGGTCTTGCAAAAGGACACCCCTGCCGAGGGCGAGCAGGAGCAGCCACACTTCACCTTACGCCTAGCCAAGCGAGGAGGCAGGGCAGGGCTCAAGGATGCCAAGGGGGACTTTACGACCTCCATCCCCCTTCGCCACGCCCGCGAGCCGGGGGTCATCCGCTGGGAGAGAAGATACGACCCCGCCTCGTCAGCCAACCCCTCGCCAATCGAGCAGAAAGGCGGCTCTAGGACGCTAGGAGAGACGACCCTAGGGGCTGGTAGCGGTTCGGCCTTTTAAATCGTCCTATGGCATTTAAACACCTTACCCCCAATAAACGCATGAAACAGCCATCAAAGGAAGCCGTAAAAGTAAGCCGTAAAAGTAACATAAAACAAATAATACTCTATGCCCTAAAGGGCATAAGAGAGTATTACGTAGAGACACAGCCTAGCCCCTCTGCTTACGCAGGGGCGGCTGGTCTCAACGAGAGAGACTCTTCCCCATGAAGAAGAAAGACACCCCTGGAGGTTGGAAGGTTGGTAGGCAGAACGCCCATAGGAAGTTCGCCGCAAGGATGGCATTGGCTAGACACTGGGAGAAGCGATGGAAGAAAGACCCGGAGTTTATGCGCAGGATGCTAGGGGTAACCATAGCCAAGAACAAGGAGAGGTGGCTGATCAAGAGGCAGGCCACCCTAACTTTAGCAGGCACAATGCCCGACCGCATACCCTCCCACGCAATCAGGGAGGAGATAAGGCTAGGACTATCAAGGGTAGTCAACGCCCCGACCGACCCCAAGACAGTCCACAAGGTGCTTGTTCGTCTTAGGCTATGGGGCATAGCCAAGTTCGACCCCGATGCCCTGGAGTGGGTCATGGATAGGTCAGTGACATTCTAAGCCCGTATGGTTGCCTTGAAGTCTCATTAATGTCTCAATGCCTTAATGATGCCCAGCGACGATCACCTCAACGAGCAAGCCGAGGCCGCTGTCATCCATGCGTCCGATGTGCTCTCCAACGTCTCCGGCAACTTCATTATCTTCGCTAAGCTCGACAACGGCAAGTACGCACGCCGAGTCACGGCCGGCACGAACGCCGATTGCGTATCGCTTATGTCCGCGTGCGGTATTCACTTCATCAGCCAAGTGTCACAAATCGCCGAGATAATGGGCGAGCAGGCAGACCTTAGGGAGTTCCGCGAGCAGGAGGGCGAGGAGCAGGATCAATGAGCAGCGAGGACTTACTGAGCAAGCGAGAGGCCGAACGATTTTATACCAAGGCGGTAAGGGACTTCGACCGCTGGTTCTTCTCACTGACTAAGGACAGGCAAGCGTCCTTGCGTGATGCTGGCGTTAAGCCGTACCGCGAGCTTAGGTGTAAGCATTACGTCTATCCAGTGAATACCAAGAGCGAGACACAGGTGATCGTCACGCCCTGGGATGCTAAGGACTCAACCGAGCACGACACCTTCTACTCACGCGAGAAGGTCGAGGAGTTCACGCGCCGATTGATGGACACTCTTGGCTACTCACTCGACCCGCGTGTCCGACTTCACTTCCTCTTGGTCAAGTTGGCGCTCAAGATGCCGGACGCAATCGATGGCAAGCGCGTGGCAAAACTCTTCGGCATTACCAAGGCGGGCGTTTCATTCCGCGTACAGCGTATGCGGGCTATCCTTTCTGGAAACTCTACAAATGAAAAACCGAATTGGGATACGAGGAAAGCCAGTAGCGTACGACTACGAAAAATACCGTGCACATTATCTAAAAAACAAAGAAAGAATAGTGGCATATGTAAAATCTCATCAACAAATCCACCGAGAAAGGTATAAAGGTTATAAACGTAAGTGGAGACAACAACACAGCTTCTTTTATTGCAGAGCACATAACCTAATAAACAGAATGGAAAACCAAGATATTTGCCCTAAGGAACTTTCTAAAGGCCTTATGAAGATTTGGCTCAAGCAGCGCGGAATCTGTGCTTTAAGCGGAAGAAAACTTGATAGATCAGCACACATAGATCACCGCATACCTGTATCCAAGGGAGGTTCAAATCGGTTGGAAAACTTACAGTTCCTTTGCAAAGAAGTGAACATGTCAAAAAGCTGCCTAACCGAAGAAGAGTTTATCAAACTATGCCGGGATGTCCTTAAACATCATGAAAGCCTGAATACCCCCACTAAGGAGGCTTCCGTTGAGGGGGGTACCTCACGCGTGGCCACGCAC